ACCAACAAACTTAGTGTTTGTAGGTGCTTCGAATGTACCTTCTGTTGTACGAGCAAATGCGCTTGTAGTAGCAGATTGTAGGATTGTCAATGCTGTTGGTGAAACAACTGCCCAGTTTGCAGCGCCACGACGTGTACGCTGAGCGATCAAGTTAGCAACACGGTTGATCTGAACAGCTAAAGCAGCGTGTTCGTCACCAACGAATGTAGCAGTACCTGAAACGGCTGCTTGGTTGTATGTCTCTGTTGCTGTTCCAGCCAAGTTGCCTAGCGATGCTAGAACTTCTTGGTCGATTTCAGCAGTGATTTCTTGTGCAAGAGCAGCCATGATTTCTGCTTCGATGTCAATACCTTGTTGGGCTTGTGCATCTTGTGCAGCTTCAAACGTCCATCGTGCGCTTAACTTACGTGTCTTCGCTTCGACGGTTTGTTTCAAGATTTGAATGCTCATTCTGTTACCAGCAGTACCTTCTAGTGCGGCTGTGTTAGCAGCTTTACCAGATGATGCGCCTGAATAAGCTTCAGCGATCTTGAACGGGCTGAATGCTTCTTCCCCAGCTACTACGCCTGCTCCAGCATATGTATCGCTGTAGCGCACACGTAGAGTGTGGATTTGACCGACGGGGCCGGTCATTGGTTGGACGCCAACTAATTCGTTAGCGATAACCGTTGGCATTACACGGCGGATTACTGGAAGTATTACGCGGTTTAATGTTGCAACGTTACCAGCAGATGTTGCGCCGGCTGTGGCGCTTTCTGCAAGATACTTGCGGGTGTTTTCTAAAGTTACAGCCATTGTTGACTTACGGGTGCCTTGTAGGCCTTCTAATAGGGCTTCCTTGGTCTCGTTCCAACGGCCTGTGAGTAGTTCTGACATTTAAATTTCTCCTTAAATTTTTAATCCAGCGAGACGACGGATATCGACAATATTGTTGTCATTCTCGCCACTACTTGCGCTGTTCGGAATTTTATTTCCTGTTACCTCTTTTGCCTCTACTAGTGCCTTACGTTTTTGTGGAGCATCGCCAGCGATTACAGCTGGTAAGTACTTGTCAAAACTGCCACGTAGTTTAGGCGTTTGCACGCTCTCTAGTAGCTCAGACATAATAGCTTTTTGCTCTCTTGCAAGAGGTGCTAATAGTTCCGCCATAACGTTTTGACGTTCTTTGCTCTCCACTAGAGCCTTTATTTCTTGATCTTTGCTTTCTGCAAGTCGCTTTGCTTGTGTTACTTGAGCTTTCGCTTCTGCAACCATCGACTCTTTCATGTCTATGACTTTGAGCAACTTAGATGTTTCTGATTTTTCGTTTAGATAACTGTTTTGATATTCGCTAGCATAAGCTTCGAATAACTTACGACCAAAGTCGTTACGGCGAGCAGATTCGATATCTTCTTTCAGTTGACCGATTTCTTTTGTAAGAGTCTTTTCAACTGTAGATTCGACTAAACCAGCTGCACGTTGTACAAACTGTTCTTTAACTTTTGCAAACGCCTGACGGCCTTCGCGAACCAAACGAACCTTTGTTTCTGCAAGTTCTTGTTTATCTGTGTAGAACTCTGCGATTTCTTGTGCTAGTGCTTCAACAACAAACTGCTCAAGTTTAAAAAACTTGGTAGCCATTGTCTTTTGATCTTCGTGTAACTCTGTGACTTCACTAGCTAGTTGACGAATAACGAATTCCTTCATTTTTTCGGCATCTTTCTTAGCTTTTCCCACTACCTTAGCTTTAGCTTCGGCAAGTTGACTACGATCCTCAACAAACTGCGAGATTTCTTCACGTAGTTGGTCACCCAACATACGGTTAACTGCTTCTAACATGATTTCTTTATCATGCTCGTAGCGTTGTGCGAATTCTTCTCTTAGCATGTGAGTGACTTGTTCTTTGTTCTCGACGATGCGAGATTCCCAAGCCTTCTCAATTTCTGCTCTAACATCTTCAGAAACCACATTGTTTTCAAACAGAGATTTTAGTGCTTCCAACATGTGATTCTCCTTCTTATTGGAGTCCACCTATTATTTTTAATAGGCTTTCTTTTAAATATTTCTGCGCCTTAGGATCGCCCTGCACTTCCTTCGCTATACGAAGGCTACTATAACCTCCCTTATTATTCATAAGGTGTTCATAGATTGGTGTAGGATACGCTCCCGGAGCACTCGGTTGAGCTACCACGTCTACGGTGATAATCTCAAAATCACTTACTTCACCGGAACCGTCTTCTTTGACGTTCCCGGATCCGCGTGAACTAACTCCTAACTTCACACTACTTTCTAACATAGCTTTCACTAGTTGTCCCATTGGTGTTGGTAGGATTTTTAATTTACCGTAACCGTTTGGGCCATCCATCCACATTTCTGTGATCATATGGCTCACCCGGTCAAGGTTAATTCTTAGGTCATCAGGATGATCCACTTCGCCAAGAACTGAGTATCCACCGGCACATTGGTCGTTCAGGGTTTTGACAGCCCTGCCGATTTCATTTACAGGATAAACACGCTGATTTTGATTCCGGACGCCGCCTTGAATGCAAATACCTTTCATATAAAGGTTCTTGCCGTCTTGGCCGTCGGACTCAACGACCATTCTCGCTTGATCAAAACTCAGGTTTTCACGAAGATAGTTCATCTACCTAACCTTATCTGGCTCGGCCTGGAGCACCGTTGATTGGAGAGCCTGCGCCCTTATCACCGTTGTCGCCGTTACCCTTACGTTCTGCACCGTGTCCTGGCTCTTTCTTCTTGAATGCTGTTTTACCTGCATTGCCGCCTGGAACGTTGACGTTACCAAAGTTTTCTTCTTTAGTATTTGGCTTTAGCAAACCGCTTTGTACGCCTTTGCCACCGTCTGTGCCGCCTTTAGCGATATTAGCAGTAGTACCGCCCATATCGTTTTTACCTGCTACGATTGACTTGTTGTTTACACCGTCATCACCGTATTTTGGATTTGCTACTTTTTCAATGTATTCACGCATGAAGTTGTCGCTAACTTCGAAACTGTCTTTTACAGGTTCGTCGCTATCCATGCCCATTTCGTCGTCAGCTTCTTCGCCTTCTTCGTCACCGGCTTCTTCGCCTTCTTCACCGCTCATCATTTTTTCAAATTCTGCTTTTAAGTCGTCTAGTGCGTCTTCTAAATCGACTACGCGATCTTCAATATCGCCTTCGCCTTCCATATCGTCGCCTTCTTCGTCACCGGCTTCAATATCGCCCATGAAGTCATCAGTAGCATCGCCACCAATTTCGTCGTCGCCCATAGCGCCCATGTCATCCATGCCGCCCATGTCGTCTTCTGGCTCTTCGTCGTCAGTTTCGGTGAAAGTAACTTGCATTCCTTCATCTACTTCTTCGTCGTCTTCTTCGTCTTCAGACTCTTTAGCTTCATTAAAGTCTTCTGCTAAAATTTCTTCGTAGATTTCACGAGATTTTTCTACTACCAACTGATGGAAAAGCTCCTTGGCTTTATCTTGTTCATCAGAAATTAAATACTCGAGCATCTGCTCGAACTTTGATCGATCAGTCATGTTTGTCTCCTATATATAGTGTGCGAGGCTGTCATGTATATTTACATCAAACTGTAAAATACACCTAGATATAGCCTCGTTTTAGCTGATTTTGTTGTTATGCTGGTGGAGCCGCGGGAGTTTTGTACATTTGTTCCACAAACTCTAGTTCTTTTTCTTGTTCTAGAATATGTTGTTCAGATGATTTCCGTAGCTCGTTAATCTGTTTAAGAGACAGACGTGTCTTTCTCGTGTCTTTCTTTTGCATAGATGTTGAGTCGCGGCCTGGGTTGTAACGCAAGTCGTTTGCACCAGCTTTCATATCCTGGTCCATATAGAACAGTTCTCTTAAGATCATAATGTTATTTATGCGACTGGTGGTGGTGTTGTAGGTGCAGCGCCTACACCAGGTACAGGTGCAGCAGCTTCAGCACCTGGATCAGCAGCCATATCGGGAGGTGCATCTGCATCAGCCATGTCAGTAGCATCAGCTTCAATACCCGCTTGACTTACTCCTACACCTCGCAGTTCACCCGAGCTGTCTGTTACAGCAGGATTACTCTTGCCGTTTTCTTCTGCCCATAAACGTTCATTTTCTGCAATCTCTTCTTCGCTTAATCCTAAGTAACGCTTCAATGCAAAACGTTTAGAGATATAAACTTGCTGACTGATAGTTCCGTATGTATTAATACGTTGATTATCTAGTTCAGCTTGACGATAAGTTGCAAAGTTTTGCGGTGGTTGGAACTGTAACTCAAACAAACTTGAGTCAATGTTGACGCCTCGTTCGTATAGATATAGTTTAAATTCTGTATCAAACTCGTCTTGCATTAAACTCTGTAAACGCATACAGTAGTTGTTAAAACGCAGTTCTTGAATGTATGCTGTGCCAACGCGACCGTCATTATATGATGCTTGGCTATCATCTGCACCTGTTGGCAGATAACTACTTGGGATTCTTAAACCGCGGAATAACTTGTTAGTAAAGTACTTTAAGTCGTCAATTTCACCTAGGTTAGTACCGCCAGGTAGTGTTTCAACTTTGCTTCCTCGTCCTTCAGCGGTGGTTGGGAAGAAGTAATCTTCGTTGATACTTAACGGGTTGTACGCACTATCAATAACGTTAGCGCCACCGCCAGTACTACTTGGAATTCTTCTTTGGTGTATTTCATTTTTCACCCTTTCAACAAAGCCCATAGCCAAGTGACTGGGCATATTACCTACGTCAATGTAAAAAATACGTCTTTCTGGAGCTCGTTGTATACGATAGATTAGAATAGCATCTTCAAGCAGTTCTTTTTGTTTGAACACTTTAAAAATATTTTCTAACAAACTGTTACCAAACGGATAGTTGTTGTCAAGTCCTTCGCTTAGACTTAGATGAATAACGTGTTCAGCATCTATTGCCAACTCGTTTTGCTGTGTGTCGAATCGAGTACCGGTTGATCCGCCTGCTGGGTAAGTGCCAGATCCTCCTCGCATTGCACCTGCGTTAGGTCCTGCAAAGTTAGTACCTCTGCTGTTAGCGTTGAGGTTGCTGGGTTGAATCTGTGTTACTGATAAGTCTACTAGGTTAGGATTCAAGTCACGGATAACATATTGCTCAGGTTCTTTACCTTCACTTTCGTTAACAATAATCTTGACAATCTTTGCTGGATCAATGTGCATCCATTTTTTATTTTCAGGATCTCGAACAAAGAACGCATCACCGTATTTGAATACGTTACGTACAATACGAAAGATTCTAGTTTCAAATTTTTGTAACTTTGACCATTGTTGTAGATATTCTCTAAGGATACTTATTTCACTGTTAGTAGCTTTACTTTTAAAATACAAGTGAAACGGTGTTTGATTTTCTCTATTCTTTTGGCTGCAAAACTCTGCAATAATATCTAAGGCAGCATTAACTTCACTGTCCATATCCATAGTGTCGTACTGCATGTAACGTTCAATACGATTAGGTGCGCCTGTGTATACGTCTGGTAAGAAGCTGCTGTAATTCTTTTTAGCAGGCCCCATGCCAGTATTAATAGTAGAGACGCTGCCAGATGCGCTGGGCGCATTGTTTACATTAACTGGTGTGAAATACTTTTTCCAACTCATTATTATGCCTTATACAAGTTTGCACTAGAAGATTTTGTAGCTTTAATCTGCTTTGTGCCGAGATCATCTGTTTTAGACAGAAGTTGTCCCATTAACATATTTAACGATTGTAACTGCTTAACGACATCATTCATGGTGGCGGCTTTTCCTTGCGGTTCGGCCGCAGGTGTTGCTGCCGCTGCTGGCTTCGCATCTACTGGAGTGTATTCTTCTCCAGTTTCTGGATTTATTTTCTTACCAGGACTAGCTGTTTTATTAACTGCTTTTGGAATAGTTGCAGCCTGTGCTTTTATGCTGCCGCCCATTCCTGGCATACTAAACATGTCAAGATTGATTCCAGATGCTGACGGTGTGTTACTACTAGCCTCTTTGGCTACTGCTTCATCTACACCTGCAAACTCGCCCATGTCGAACTTTTCAGTAGCAGCCGATGCATTGTCAGCAAACTTCTGTAAAGTGCTGTCCATGTCGTCATAATAATCTGCCAATGAGTCAGTTTCGTCTTGTTTGGCTGCTAACTGCTGTTCTGCTTGTTCCTTAGTTTCTTCTAATAGAGTTGCATTAGACAGTTTAACAATCGCCATTTCTTCGGCTACTAATGTTTTAGTAGTTTCAACTTGTTCTTCTTTTTTACTAGTTTCCCAAGAGATGCCATCGTCGATCTTCTTTTGTATTTCAGCTCGTTTAGCCTGATACTCTTCTTTAATTTTTACTGCAACTTCGTCAGCTTTCATAACTGCTTGAACTTTTGAAAACTTACGATCTTCTACAGACATACCATCAGTTAATACTTTCTTACGTTCAGCCCAGTCGTTTTCGTACTGTTTACGCAGTGTTTCCATTTCTGTTTCAGCAGTTTTACTAGTATCCGACTGTGTTCGTTGAGTTGTAGTACTGCCGCCGCCACTAGTTGTGCTAATAGAAGTGCTGATGTCTTTAGAAATAGTACTTAAATCAAATTTATTCATTCCCCCGGTAGGATTTCCGCCTGGCGGAGCCATACCTTTCATCGAGTCGTATATTGTTTTAAACTTGTCGTCTTTGGTTTCCAAGTCCGGTGGTGGAAGTTTTCCAATCATACCACCTAAATCAAATCCATCCATTCCTCCGGTAGGATCTCCACGCTTATTGTCGTCCGATTTAGGCAAGGCGCTTTTAAGTGCTCCGATAGCAGTACTAGCACCTTCGCCTTGGATTCCTTTGGCAAGATTTGCCATTTGATCTTCTGTGATAACACCTTCTTTACCGTGCAACATAGTTAATGTGCCGGCTCCGAAGTCTTCAATAATCTTACCAGTAGTACCTAACGAGCCAGTTGACTTACCGGGAATCTTGTCGCCACCAATGTAGATATTCTTTGCAGTTTCAATAATCAGCGAGCCAAGATCTGCAACAGCCTTAGTAGCTGCTCCTGTGACGCCGCCGCGTTCTTCGCGCAGTTGTGCTGATGATTTTTGTCTGCCTTCGGGCGTTGTTTCTTCTACAGGTTTTAAGCCAGCTAATCCTTTCTTTTCTAAATCTTGAAATGGCAATGTACTGCGATACTTGTCAGACATGGCTCCTAGGCCGTCTTCGTTTGATTTAGATTTAGCAGCGGCTTCTCCTACACTAGCTGCTGCTGCCAAGGCATCTTGTTTAGCTTGTTGTGTCGTAACCATTGCACGACCTGTCTTGCCCACATCTTCGTATTTGCCGTCTGCACCTTTTTTAAGTCCAGTCTGTGCAGCTTTTACATCATCAAGTGCTAACTTCAGCGCGGCAGCATAGCTCTGTTGAGTGTTTAACAATATACCATTTGCATCTGCAACTTTCTTAACACTGTGGTACATTGTGTCAGTAGTTTCAACCATACCTTTCGAGATTGATCCAGCTGACCCAATCGAATCGCCAAACGTAGCCAAGTTTAACAATGTTCTATCGTTAGCATTCTTCATCGACTCTGCGTCAACTTTACTTCTAGCTTCACTAGCTTTAGTAAAGTCACCGCTTTGCATTGCTTTGATTTGATCTTCCATGGCACGACTCTGATCGCCCATCAATGCAGATTGTGTAGCTGCCTGTTTAGTATTATAAGTTCCTGTGGCAAAGAACTCTTTGTACATCTGTTCAGTACCGTTCTTCTGCGCTTGCAAAAGCCCTAACTGGTATTCTTCTTTCATTTTAGCGATTTCTTCTTCGCTTTTTCCCTGCGCCATCAATCGCATTTTAGCTTCAATACGGCCGTCTGCTTGTCCTTTCTTTAGTTCTTCTGCTTGCTGTTCTCGGCTTTTACCTGTGAGTTTAGCAACAGCATCCATTTCGTATGCTAAGTTTTGCGCGGCGGTAACCGATGCTTTACGACCTAGTTCAGTGTCTTTGTATCCAGACTTTTGCATGCCTACACTCAAGGCCAACACTTCATTTAATTCTTTACTAGTATAGCCTAGGTCACGTAGTGATGACGAACTCTTATCGTCAAAGAATGTTTTGCTTAGTTTAGCAAATGCTTCTGCACCTCTAGTTACGTTGCCGCCCATGCCGGCTAAAGTAGTAGAGTTAGTTTTTATAACGTCTGCAAACTCAGCTAAACTTAGTCTACTTTCAAAAGCAGCTTTGCCCATGCCCAGTATGTCTGTGCTGAAACTAGCACCTGATTTACTTACATCTTGAAACGTACCTAACAGTTGCTCGCCGCCTGATAATATGCCGCTGGCAATTTTGCTAACTACGCCGCCGGCATCTTTTAATGCACTAGTAAGACTAGTAGTCTCAATGGGGGTGGAGTTACCACCCTTGTTCATCTTTTTCAGCTCTCTGAGGATTTCGGCATCGCGTTCTGACATTTATTTTTCCTAGAAAAATGCGTATATAAATACTATTATCATATATTTATCGAGACCAAAACATGTCAAATAATCCTCTACAGAAGTTCTATCGCCAGCCAAAAATCTTTATTTCGCTGCCTAGTAAAGGGCTGTACTACAATCCCGGAGATATTCAGGGCGACTCGAATAATCTTCCCGTGTTTGCTATGACCGGTATGGATGAGATCATAATGAAAACACCCGATGCATTGTTTAACGGAGAAGCAACAACGAGAGTTATTGAAAGTTGCTGTCCGTATATTAAAGATGCTAAACATATTCCCAGCTTAGATATAGACACACTGCTGGTTTCGATTAGGATGGCCACATTTGGTGAGCATATGACTATCACTCATACTTGCAAAAACTGCGGCACAGAGAATGATTTCGATGTAGATTTACGTACTGTTATTGATCACTATAGCACTTTAACTTTTGACAATCAAGTAGAAGTCGGCGATTTAGCTATTGAAATAAAGCCGTTAAGCTATCAGCAGCTAACAGAATTCAACGTTGAGAACTTCAAATTACAGAAAATGTTGGCACAGTTAGGGGACACTGACATTGAAGAATCAGTTCGTAAGCAGTACGTAGAGCAGATTTACGACAACTTAGCAGATATACAGGTTAAAATTATTACAGCCAGTATTGAATCTATTCGAACTCCGGATGGTGAGGTGGTAACAGACCAAGCATTTATCATCGAATGGCTTCGCAATATCAACGTAAATGAATACAGTCTGATTAAAGCACAGTTAGAAAAGAACAAAGACAAATGGGCAATGCCCAAGCAAGATGTTAAATGTAACGAATGCAGTACTGAAGATTCGTTAATCGTTACCATGGATCAATCAAATTTTTTCGTAAGAGCTTGA